CCATTGATCTGTCTCCTTATGGTGTTTCAGAGGGGAAGTAGTGCGCGCACATACGATAAACCAGAGCAGCCCTGACATGGTAACTGTCGGCGGTTGCAGTGTCTTGGCCTAGGATGGCAGTACGATACATATCGTAGTCAGGACGGAAACCTGCGTTCCATATCTCATACAGATTTCTCATCTGGTGCAAGTCCTGCCATGAAGCGACTCCGCTAGAATCTTGGTGATAGTAAAAACTATTCATACCCAGAACGATCACCGTCTCGTTAGGTTGAATACCACTCCTCGAAACGCTACCGCCCCAATTTGTGGCACTGCCACTGTAGGTGTCGCTGTGCCAACTAATGTCAGTTACATTGGCCTTATTTACGGCGTTAGGCTTGCCTACCCATAGGCTGGAACCATCATGGCCGCTGTTCCAATTAGAAGAGAAGTTACACTGCGCATTTAAAGTCAGAGTACTGTTTGTGGTGTTCTTCCAAAACATGACGGAGACGCGGAATGGGGGGTATCCCTGCCCCGTCCAGCGTGCTCCGTAGCCCGCGAAAGTACCAATATAGTGGCCGCCAGGACTAAATAGCAGCGCAGGCTCCGTACCACTATCGTGAGCCTCGCGTTTCGTGGCCTCAAGGTAACCTTTGCCTAACGCGGACCAAAAGCCAAACTCTGCGTCGTTTTCGCCAGCGGCTCCGTAGGTATAAAAGGAAGTGTATGGGCTACTACCTTGCCAGCGCCAGTTATCCGATTGCTCTCGGTCTAGCGCACGGGTAATCATAGGGATGCAGGTATCTTCTGCATTAATATCTTGGGGAAGGAACATCCCAGAGGAACCCCCACCACCACTAGAAGTCCCAGACTCTAACTTATTAAGTTCGTTAAGGAGATATAAGTCCATAACCTTGTCTCCTATATATTAAGAAATGTCTTCTACGGCTTCGATCAGGCCTTCTGCGTCTGTGATGACATTGTATACTTTCGTCACAGGAACGCCGCCGATATCGATAGTCTCGCGGAAGCCTTCCAAGAAGCCGTCGGAGTCGTATGTGATGTTCCAGATCAGTTTGCCGTTACCCTTGATTGAAGTGAGGCGACCGTCGGAATCATGCGAGATGTTGGTAGAAGAAATAGCGCCAGTGAACAGCGTAGTGTCGATCTGCGCTTTTGTGTAAGACGCTTCATCGCTCACATAGTTAGACAGGCCGTCTTCTAGTCCTTGGAAGCGCGCTTCGAAAGAACCCTCAAATTCAGTCTGCTCTTTAGCAACGTCTGCGGCAAACTTAGTACCGTCTGTACGCATGCTTTCAATTGCAGTGTTAATCGCCGCAACAACAGTATCGTTCAGGTATGTCTCAAGATCATCGATGAACGTGTTAACGTCGCCAACAACCACGTCTGCGAAGTTATTGTTGATATGATCTTTAAAGTCAGACGCAATGGAGTCGATTTTCGTAGGAATTTCGCGCGCCAAAGTGTTCGTAAAGATGCTTACGTTGGCAGAGAAATCATTTACTGCAATGTCCGCTACTGCGGTCTTGTCCGCAATCGGTGTAATGCTAACACCTGAAATGTGAACGGCAGCGTTTGCAGCCATCTCAGCGTGTGCAGTGCAGTAGTAAAAGATAGACTCCGGAGCATCGTCAGCAACAACAATAGTTACTGTAGCGCCGGCAGTGCCCTGTGTTCCTGATGCTGTTACACCGGCAGTGTACTCAGTGCTTCCCGCAGCATCCGCCGCAGTTGCAAACGCAAAAGTGTGTGTGGAGTTAGTCGCATCTGAAACATCAAAGATGTATGTGTTTCCGCGGACCAAGAAAAGGTTTGGGGTTTTGGCACCGTCAATTTGGTAACGGTTACCTTCGCTGTATGCCCCAACCGTAACGTTGTAATTAACAGTTGCCATTAGTTAGTTTCCTCTGCATAGAAAGTTTCTAGAATTGTGTCCCCAAAGGCCTCTAGGGTGCGTTCACCAACTTGGACCTGACCGTGCCAGTCGATGTTTTCGGAGTCCTTGTGGCGGATTTTCCACCATGCCTCAGAACCGAAAGGGACTCTGCCGTAGGAAATTGCGCGCACGACATACATCATGTCGTCTTCTGATAGGGATGAATCCATCACCGAAGAGGCTGCGCCAATGAGTTTCTCTACTAGTTCGTCATAGCCAGAGACCTTGGCTTCATCGTCCATAATCTCTAGGGCCTTAACAACTACGATCACGTCGCGTGTTGTCGGACTGTCGAGCATATTGGAAAGCGTTGTCAGGGCCTTCTCAGCCGTGCCACGCTTGAGGTTCCAATACGCTAGTGTTTTTTCTGCCATTTTAAATCAAACTCCCAATCAAGCGCTGCGCATACTGGGAAGAGTCATACAGAGTAGAAATCTCTCCAGCCTTCTGTACCGCAATTGTTTCGCTATTCTGTGCAATATTCCGCGCGGCATAGGCCTCATCTCGGAACTGTTCTGTTTCGTTTCGGTATCCGAGGGTGGTCTGCATGTACCCTTCGGTGGTGTCCCTAGCGACAACCGCTGCATCGAGGTCCGCTTGAATGCCGTCCTCAGACTCGCTCAGAATTTGGTTAAAGTACGCAAGACTAAGGGCATCTGAGGGATCAAGAGGGTCAGCAACGCCCGTTACACGGGTATTATTCGCATTCACCGGACCTGTGTGTGTACCAGTGGTATTGCCCGTTACGTTACCTGTTAGGTCCCCAGTTACGTTGCCTGTTACCGAGCCTACGAGATCGCCCGTTACGTTACCGGTTACATCACCTGTAAAATCTGCTGTTACAGTGGACGCGGTAATGTCGGTGGCATTTAAGGTACTAAACGTAGACGTACCTACCGAGGTTACATCACCAGTTACGTTGCCTGTAACAGACCCTACAAACGATGCGTCAGAGCCATCAGAGCCGTTTTCAAGTACTTTGAAAGTACCATTCGCGGCATACACGTCACCTGTTATGTCTCCAGCAAGGTTTCCTGTTACATCGCCAGTTACGTTTCCAATAAAGCCTTCTGTAGCAGTTACAGTAGTACCGGAAATAGTATTTGGGGAAACAGAACCAACAACGCCATCAAAAGCAGAAGCGGTAATTGAGCCTGTAAGAAATATATCACGGAAGGCTTTGTCTGTCGAGCCTAAATCAACAGTACCCGATACTCTCGGTGACCAACTAGATTGGGGAGTTACCGCCGCTAGTTCGTGCCAAATAGCAGAACCTACAGTCTGGTCGAGACATACGAATACTCGTTTAGTTGCGCTGTTCAGCCAAATGGAGCCGCGAGAGTATCCAGAGTTTGCGTCGTCTAGTTCTGTCGGGTCAATAACAGTGTCTAAATTGTTAAGGCCGCCAACACCACCATTAACTGCGGGAAGATACCCTGTAATGGATGTTGTCAGGTCAATCTTAGGGCCGCTGCCAACAGACCCGTCATGGGTGTGGCCTTGGTCGCCTGAGAAGGCTAACTGTACTTGGTTAAGTTCCGCGTTAATTGGCGGTGCGGTAATATTCTCGCCATTAACAATGTCTGCTACCGACTGTCGTGTATATCCCGCCATCTATCGTCTCCCTGCGACAGAGAATTCGAAAACAATTCCCTGAATACTGTGTGGAAAGTTTTCCCCAATCGTCACATAGGTTACCTTTGTTGCGTAACCGGACCCCTGAACGTCAGTGACCATGATTGGTTTTTCATTACCGCCGTATTTGATGTTTGTGCCGCCGTAGGTAATGTTACGTCCGTTATAGATAACGGGGGCACCCTCGGATGACTGAGCATAAGAAGGTGGCTTGGCAGTGGACGTATCGTTCCAATCGTACTGGACAGATACGTTCATTGTGAGGGGTCCCTCAGAGCGCACAAACGTGTTAATTTTTCTAAGTATTTTTCGTACTTCAGTGTCTCCGAAGTCATAGTACGGGGTAGAATAAATACCCAAGATACCATTGCCATCGAACGTGTTGCCTACTTCTTGGCGATAAACGATCCCGTTATAGTCGCCGTGGAGGACATGCTCTTTACGGCCGATGTATCCGGAAGTGGCACAAGACGCGCGGATTCCCAGTAGTTCGCCAAACTCCCAACCCAATTTTTGGTCAGATGTACGGAGACCACCAATGATCCCCATGCTGTCGGGTTGCTGTAGGCCATCGTCACCAACAAAATATCTTAGTTGAGACTTCGTTCGGATAACGACGCCCGTAAGCAATTTGTCTAGGTCGTAGTCCACTGGAAGGTCTACGAGAATAGACTGAATAGACTTAGATATCGTCTCTAGTTCAACGTCACCGATCTTGGCTGTACCCGCAACTGGGCGAATTCCGTCCGGTGCAAGGAACACTAGGTCCCCACCGATCTCCAATACTGAGTTCGCCGCAATGCATCCAACGTTAGACGTAACCTGATCTAGAACAAATCCTGCTGTCAGTTCCGCCGTAACCTTCTTGATTGCGTTGCCGCCAAATACAAAGAGATTATCTCGAAACGGCTTAAACTGGACTACGTCGAAGCCTACGTTCAACTGCCCAGCGCCTGCCGCGGCGGTCCAATTGTAGGGGTCTTCTGGAGCGGAGTGCACGATTACGGCCTGTGAGCCAACATCCCCGCCTAGGAACAAATGGTTCTCGAATACGTCTACAAGGCTAGGTCGATTGACTAACTGATCGCCGCCGGCCGAGTCGTCAGTTCCCGTCCCCGATACAGTCAGTTCTGTCCATGTGCTGCCGTCAAACAAGAGTGCGGGATTAACCCCATCAGCAAACGCAACTTTGTTTCCGTCTCCGAAGTTAAAAGAAACGTGCCGAATAGTATCTACGGTGCGGAATACTCCATCATTGGTGCTCCTAGATGGTACACCTTCGTAGCGTACCCATCCGGTAAGTTCTTGGTAGCGGTAAAACGAATATGTATCTTCGCCAACGTCCTTACGGGCCGCGATTATGACTGCACGATCAAAGTTGTCGTCGTTGTAGATAGTAATGCAAAGGACTTTGCCCTCGGCTAATTCTGCACCCACTTCTGGGTAGTCATCATCAAGACGGACGTAGCCATTAATACGCCGGTAGCCCCCATATAGGGATACCTCGTAGTTAACCAGCCGAGTAGCAGCACCAGGAAGGTTCTCTGCAAGGTCGAGGTGGTTCTCATTGGAGTTTAGACCCCCTTGAGAGATTACCTTATAGGACTCAATGCGATCTGCCATTAGTAGGCTTTCCGCGTGTCAGTAATGTACTCATAATTATTGATGTACAAAGTCTGTAGGTTTTTTAGGCCCTGATCAAAGATCATCTTGGCAATCTGTGCTGCCTCAACGTTGTCCTTGAACATGTACATGTGCATCAATGCGCCATCGACGACTACACTGGTAAAAGAAGTAGGTATCCGAGTTTCGTCATTATACGCATTCAGATCGGCGTAGTTTAAGAAATAGCGGTAACGGATAATGTACTCTTTGTCAGGTGATGGAGACACGCCAAAGCCGTTGCCATGGGTAGGGAAAACAAAGGTCGGCTTACCGCGCCCTCTTGTCCCTGCACTACTGTCTTCATCACGGTACTTTTTATAATAATCGTCACGGTCGATATAGGTAAGTTTTCGGTAATCGTTAGTACCGTCTCCGTTGTTCTCTACAACTTGGAATGACTGGTAATCGACTACTTTAAAGAATTCTGGCCAGTCATAGTCTACGCGACCAATGACAAGCGTTTCTGAGTGCTCGGCAGCATTAAAGGGCCATTCGAATTCACTCTGCCCAATCGAAGCAATAGAAGCCTTAATGGCGTCTTTCACTAGGGCTTGGACACCACGCGCACCCTCAAAGCCAGACGCAGAGAGTTCGACTTCGTTCAATCGGCGTAGAACCTGATTGCATAGATCAAGATAGGTTGCGGGCATTTGGGTATCCTAAAACTAAGAAGAGGGGCCAGCCGAAGCCAGCCCCGCTTTTGTACGATTTAGGCAGCGTTGTAAGACGCAACCATCAGAGCCTCTGGGCGCAAGATTTTGCGACCGAAGAGGTTGAGGCCACGGACAACGTCAGCGAAAGTCTCTGGTGAGCGGAATGCTTCAGTTTTAGAGATTTGCTGTGCTGTTGCGCATGCAGCCATGTGGCCTGCTACAACGAAGCCCATGTCAGTTGTGCTACCGTCTGCGTCTGTCGTGCCTGCGCCTGTACCGAGGTATGGCAGGTTGTTAGACTTGTAGACTTTAAAGCCACGAATGAGGCCAGAGACTACGCGACCGTTGCGAAGGATATCACCCGCGTCTTGACCGCCAGCGAAGTCATTGTTGATCAACTTGCTGTTTTCGTCTTGGAGCAGTTCGTAGAATACTGGGTCCGCTACGAAATAACGATCTTCAGTTGGAACGTTTGCTTGGTCCATACGGCGAGCCATACGGTTCAGAAGGGCCAATGGAGAAACTACACCAGAACCGCCGCCAGCGGCGAGTGGGATAGAGTTTCCGTCGGTTCCGCCGAAGTCACCAGCGTCCAGTTTGTTGCCTGCTAGCAGTTCGTCTGCACCGGCGGCTGCGTCGGCTTTATCGCCAGCAGATGCTGTGCGCGCGGCCCACGCCGAGCCTGACCACTCATAGCCGGCCATGTAACCCAGAACGTTCTTATCGAACGCATCTTTTAGATTATATGCAGCATTATCAGTGGCTAAGTCGATGAAGTTAACGTGGGAGTGCTTTGCTTCAATGTCGTCAACCTGGAACTGGAACGCATTGGCTTGGTCTACGATCAGAGAGAAGTCCTCGTCTGTGAGGTCTTGTGAGGCCATTGCGCTACCACGCTTATAGTCCACAACGTTGACCGTAGGCTCTTTAATAATGCGAACAGAATCTCCCATGTTGGAGATTTCTCCCATGTAGTCGGTGTTCGTAATCGCCTCGACAATAGACTCCTTGCGAAGAGCAAGTTGTACTTTTTTCGAGTAGATAGTGGCGCTAAACGCGCCGTTTGGCAGGTTGCCGTAACCTGCTGCTGTTGGAAATGCCATGATAAGTTCTCCTTCAATGGCGATGACAAGGACCGCTAGTTAGCGGTTTTGCTAAAACCAGAAGGCGACGAATTAAGGGCAGTAGTCGGAGAGGGTGCGTTCACGGTGAAGCGTAAAAAGATCAATTATACGCTGCGCCGTAAATGGGCCAAACGACTCTGGTAGACTTACTGTCAAATCTTCTGTGAGGTGAATAAGATAAGTGAGGGTGGGCTTATGCGGCCTCATTATCTACAAGGCCCGAAGGCCTATAGAAACCATTAGAACATAGGTACTATGGGTGTAATTATAACACGCAACTAATGGTTTCTACAATAGGCAATTATCGTGCTGCGCCGGACAGATCGTATGTGAACTGACCTTTACGCATGGCATCCATAATTGCCTCTTCGTTTTTCTCATATTCAGCGTCTGACATTTTAGCCACAACGCTTTCTGAGAAACGAGCACGGCCACCACTTGGGGCCGAAGTCGATGTACGACCTACCGACTGCGCTGCCGCTTTAGGGCTAGCCTTCTTAGTATTGATCCCTTTGTCTTGCTTGTAGAGATCAATGGCGCGCGCAGCCGCACGGGCGTCCGTACTATTCTTATACAAAGCGTCTTGGACCCAAGAAGGCTGTTCAGAAACCCAGTCATGGAACTCCTTGGACGCACGAATACGATCAAAATCTGGATGAA